CAACCATTGCTGCGGACGATACGCTTTTGTTCGGTGACTTTTCTGACTCTAGCAACTTAAAACGCATGACTGTGGCTAATTTTGCTGGCACATTGCCCACAGCCACGATTACCACTCTAAACAGCACGACTGGAACGATTACCACTCTTAACAGCACTACTGGAACGATTCCAACCTTAGTCGCAACAACCCTTGTTACCACAGGCACAGGCACAGCAGCAGCCCCAGCAATCGTTCCCACAGGCGATACCAACACAGGCATCTTCTTCCCCGCCGCTGACACGATTGCGTTTAGCGAGGGCGGAACGGAGGCGATGAGAATTGATTCGAGTGGGAATGTTGGAATTGGGAATACGAGTCCTTCACAACTGCTAACAGTTGGTTCACCCGAAACTCCAGTAATTTCTGGAGCAAAAGTTGGAGTCTATAATGGTGGTTCTTCTGTTATTATTATTCGTGATACAACAAATGATATTGAAACACTAATCGGAACTGTAACTGGAACACTTAATTCAGTTGTAGGATCGGCAACAAACCATGACCTAGAATTTAGGACAAACAACACAGACCGCCTCCGCATTGATTCGAGTGGCAATGTGTTGGTTGGTTGCACGGCAAGCCCAAGTTCCTCTGTTTCTGGTCTTTTACTACGAAATCCGATTAATTCTGCAAGCTCATTTAGTTTGGGAACTTATACTGGCGGGGCAACTGTAATATCTTTTATAAATGGGAATGGAGCAGTAGGAAGCATTTCAGTAAGCGGTTCCGCAACAGCCTATAACACTTCGTCTGATTACAGGTTGAAAACAAATCTAGAACCAATTTCAAATGGGATTGATCGAGTTAAGCAACTTCCTGTTTATCGTTTTAATTGGATTGCGGATCAATCTGGGAATAAGGTTGACGGCTTTGTTGCCCATGAAGCGCAGGCGATTGTTCCAGAATGCGTAACTGGCGAGAAGGACGCTGTTGATGCTGAAGGAAAACCAATCTACCAGGGCATTGACCAATCCAAGATTGTGCCTCTTCTGACTGCGGCTCTTAAAGAAGCCATTGCAAAGATCGAAACCCTCGAAGCCAAAGTTACAGCTTTGGAGGCCGCTTGACCCTAACCGAAATCGCTCAGTACGCAGGCGAGAAGATTGGCAAGACCGATGCCGATACGCTTACCTTCCTGCAAAAGTCAGCTTCGCTAAACTATCGCCGAGTCTGGAATTTTGCTGCTTGGCGGGAGACTGTCACTACCTCCACCTACTCAGTCGGCACGGCCAGCAGGACTGTCTCCCTTGGCTCCAACGTGGAGAATCCTCTTTCGGTAGCTTACAATGATGCTGAAATTCAAGCGATGGATCTGGCTACCATCGTTAGCCAGGACGCTAATTTGCTGGACGAGGACACAACTGGCACACCTGCTTTCTACTATTTCAAGGGGCGTAACACCAGCGGAACTGCCGAGCTAGACCTCTACCCCAAACTAGACACCACCAGCACCAACACGCTCTTAGTAGTGCAAAAGCTCCAGTGCCTAACCCGCACCAACCTAGTCGTAGATTTTCCTCCCTCTGCCAACGCCATTGCCGACGAACTACGCTTACCTCATGTCAGTCACGTTGTCTTAGCCTTGACCCACGCTGATGCCTTGGAGCGGGAACGGCAGTACGGCAAGGCGCAAGTTGTCACGCAGGCAGCTAACGCCGATTTGGCGGCGATGGCCAATTACGAGTTGTCCCAAGTTGGCGGGATGAAGCAGATTACCCCAGTCGGCTTGGGTGATTTAGGTATCGAAGAGATCATTTAGTCTCACGGCTATGGCATACTACATCGACAACACCGATGATGTCTTGGTCATAGCGGGATCAAGCTCGTTTGAGGGTGGGCAAGTTTCTGGCATTGTTCCTTACCTAATCCAAAACAACCAAGCCAGCGAGTTGTTTAACATGACGATTAGCCCCAGCGGCACACTGCAAACCCGCATGGGCATTGAGACTGTTTCGACTACATTCTCCACCGGCTCATCCATACAGGGGTTGCACTATTTTGACACGCCTACCATCGAAGAGATTGTACTGGCTAGTGACGGCAAGATATTCAGAACGACTAGCGCAACCACCTTGGCGACCACAGGCGGCACAGTTAGTAGCGGGGCGGTGGATGTAAACTTTTCCCAGTTTAACAACAAACTCTTCTACACCGATGGCGCAAGTTTCTTGCAGTTTACCGATGGCACAAGCTCGTTTCGGCAAGGTACAAGCGTGCTTTCGATTACAGTCACTAACGATGGATCGGGCTATACCTCCATCCCCACTGTTACAGTTGGCGCGCCTAACTTAGCCTACGGCACTACGACTACCGCCACGGCAACTGTAGTGTCAAATAAAGTTTCTGCCATTACCGTTACTGTTGCTGGATCTGGCTATACATCCGCACCGACAGTCACCATCTCCGGCGGCGGTGGTAGCGGTGCTACGGCTACTGCCAGCGTGTCCGCCTTGGCTCCGACCGCCCTAAAGCTGATCCGACAATTCACCAACCGCTTGTTTGCTGTCGGCACTGGCACGGATCGCAATACTCTTTACGCCTCAGATTTACTTGACCCCGAAGTATGGAAAACGACTAACTCAATTGTGGTGGGTGGCGATGACGGGCAAGATATTGTTGCCATCCAACCGTTCTTTGATTACGAGCTACTGGTGTTTAAGCCTAGCAAGATTTACTTGGTCACAGTTGATCCTACTGCTTCTACCGCTGCGGGCTGGACAGTGCGGCTTATCAACGACCGCATAGGCTGTATTGCTGGCAGATCGGTCAGCTTTGCGGGTAAGGATGTTTATTTCTTGGCCGAGGACGGCATCCGCTCGGTGCAACGCTCTTTGTCAGACGATTACTTTATTGTCGGCGTACCAATTTCCGAGGCGATTAAAGATGTAATCGCTAGGATCAACAAGAATTTCTATTCCAAATGCTTGGGGCAGTTTCACAATAATCGGTACTACTTGAGCGTGCCGCTGGATTCTGCCACGACTAACAGTCATACCATTGTCTACAACTTGCTCTTTAACGCCTTTGAGGGCTTCTGGAACATTGGTGCGTCGGCCATGTACCAAACCAACTTCTCGGCTGGCTACACCGTTACTGGACCTAAGCTGGCCATTGGCACGCCCACGGGCAAGTTAGGGCATAGCTTTGATTACCTAGACCCCGATACCGAGGCGGACGGCGACACGCAGTTTAAGGACTTTGGCACAACTGGCACTTACAGCAGTTATCTTGTCACTAAAGCGTATGATTTTGATGATCGCATCGCCCAAAAGTACGGCTCGCACTATGAGATAGAGTTTTACTTCTCGTCGTCAACGGGTGCTACGATCTCGATGAAGCGGGAATCAGACTCGCAGTTTGTTACGCTAGGTACGAATGTAAATACAGCCACGCCTGGTGGCTTGACCCTGCCCTTTACCCTGCCCGCAACCCTGTCTGCCCAAACCACCAATATGCGAGCCGACAGCCTGCGCTCGTACCAGAAGTGGCGCAATATGCGGATTAAAGTGGAATCTCCGTCAAAGAAACTAGCGATTCGCTCCGTCATCCTTGCGGCTAACCCCGACACCATCCAAGTGCAAAAGAATATATGACCGCCATAGAGTACATTGAGGAAAGTGGCGTGCCGGAGGCTATGTGGCCTAACTTGGCTGAGTGGTTTGGATGGTTCGAGAATCAGGGCATGGTCGGGATTGTCAGGGATGAGGAAGGTATAGCTGGGGTGGCTTTGGCTAGGTGCGTCAAGGATGGGCAAAAGGCTGACCATTATGTTCATAGCGAAGATGGTGAGAATGTCTTTGTTGACTTGACGATCTCCTCAAAGGGTGCTAAATCCTTAAAGTGCTTGCTGTTGCTCCTTTGGGAGCGTTTCGGTCCTCGCAAGCGGATCACCTTTAATCGTTCTGGCAAACCAAGGAGTTATAACTACATGAAATTTATGCGAAAGGCTTTACTCTAATGGGTGGCGGTCCTTCTATTCCTGCACCTCCACCGCCTCCGAACCCACTTGAGGCTTCGAGGGCAAATGATCTTTTCTATCGCTCCTCATTGGAGACATATATCCAGAAGCAACCAGAAGTAGCTGCCCTGGAGCAACGCCTTCGCGAGAAGTATTCTCCTCGCCAGCGTGAACTAGAACGTCAGATGAGCGCGCTCGATCTTCAGTCAAGCGCACAGGCTGGGCTACAAGTCGAGCGAGAACTTGGACCACAACGCTCACTGGAAGCTATGCGCCGTCAATTTGAAATGGCTCCAGATACTTTTGCAACCCAGCGTGGACTAGGCCAGCAGGCAGCACTTCAGTTCGCTCGCCTTTATGGTCAATCGCCTATGGGTGCAGTACCACAGAATGTTCAGCAGAATAGCGGAATTGAACAAGTTGATTATCTTCGCGGAATACCTAAAACTGGAATATTCTAATGGCAAAAAAACCAGCAGCTAAACCAGATCCGAATGCCGCTTTCATTGCAGAAATTCAATCATACGGTCTTGATCCAAAAACGTATTATGTTGAAACAACCAAACAAGTTCCTGTAATCAAAAATGGGAGAGCAGTAATTGTAAACGGGAAACCATTAACCCAAAAAGTTGTAGGCAAAACATACAATATTGAGCAGGCAAAAGCAGATTATCAGTTTAACACGCCTAAACTTGAGGATAAGCCAGCAGAAACATTTACACAGGCTGTAAACAATTATTATGCAGCCGTTGCAAAAGTTGGACAGATTGGCGCAGAAAACTTAAATAACAAGGATAAGGCAACCCTTCGCTCGCTGGGGCGTTCTATACGCGACTTTGATTCGCCATCACTTGGTGCGAATGCAAAGCAAATTATTCAAAATACAAATGATGTTGAAGGCGCAATAAATGATATTTACAACCAGGCAGACACGCTACGGGTTCAGCAGTTAAGAACTGCTGGTTTTGCGGCAGATGGAAAAACAAAATTAAGTCTTACTGGAAAAGAAAAAGAAGCAGCAAGAGGAAGATTAACAACTGAAGAAGATGCACTCCGCAGGCTTGTAAGCACATCCAATCAAGCAATTCCAAGACTTCAGGAGTCACTGACAAGATATGGACTCGGAGATATTGTTAAGCTATCTGGAGCAACAGATAAAATTTCACAACTCGATACTGGACTTGAGGCATTAAGAGGAGATAAAATTTTTGGAACTGGATCTCTTGCTGGGAAGCTTTCAAGCCAGTTGACTGACGATCAAATTGTTTCAGATATCAATACTGCTCGCAGAAATGAGTATAAAAAACTTTCTGATCTTGGAACTGCCGCAGTTACAGATTTGCAAAGTCAACTCACTCAGGCAAAAACACAATCTGCTGGACTTGCGGGAAGGCAAAAATCCGATGCGGATTCAATAATTTCAAAACTAGAAACACAGCTTGTTGAGGCACAAAAAGATCAGGTAGAGGCTAATAATCTTTTCCAGAATTATGTTCCAGTATCTGGCGAACAAGCCACTGGCGCAATATCGCAATTCAGGGAATCTCTCCGTCTACCAGAAGAACGAACACTAAGGCAGATTGATGAGATTGATCCCACTGTTGGAGCAACCGTCCGTGGGCTTGCCAAGCAGTACCAGACGATGGCTGAAACTCCGCTTGAGGCAACGACCAGCCCGGAGACAGAAGCCTTTAGGCGTGATGTTGAACAACGGATTGCTGGTCAGGTTGCGCTAGGCTCACAGCTTGGTGCGGAAGAGCAGAGGCAATACCAGCAGGCTGCAAGGGCGGCACAGACTGCCAGGGGCAATATCTTTGGTGTTGCACCAGCCGTAGAGGAAGCAGTCACAACTGGATTGGCTGGGGAGCAAAGACTCCAGGCTCGACTCGGAGCAGCGCAAGGATTCTTGGCTTCTGGTCAAAGTATGTCAGACGCAATTGCGCGTGACGTTGGATTGCGTAACGCCCTTACTCAGTCTCGCCTTGGCGCGGCTCAAGGCTTTATTGCAAGCGGTCCTACGCTGTACAACTTGGCATCACAGCGTCTTGGCACACAGCAAGGTCTGTTAAACAATTACTTGGCAGCCTCCGCACCTCAATCTACTGGCGGTTTCCAAGCCACAGCTTCAGCCGCCAATCCGTATGCCTACGTCAATCCTAACGCTGGATTTATTGGCGCACAGAATGCGGCGAGCATTTATAATACGTTGGCGGATTTACAAGCCAGCCAGTATGGTTCGCAGGTTGGTGCGATTGCTAGTAGCTATCGAAGCCCAGGACAAGAGTTTGCATCATTTGCTGGTGGTATTGGTAGTATTGGTGGCGCACTTGCACCAGGCGGATTTTTCGGTGGAAAAGCATCTAACGCATTTTTTAGGGGATAATTTATGCCAGCGATAACACAAGAAGCGCGTGACTATGATAGGGCCATGCAGCAAATGCAATATGATAGGGCAATGAAGTCTGAACTCGAACTTCAGAAGCTTCAATTTGATGTAGCGAAAGCACGCGAAGAATCCGAAATGTCAACAGCAATTGGAAGATCGTCAAAAGCTGCTGATATTGCTGCATTTCTTGAGCAAGAAAAACAAAAGGAATTTGGCATTCCGATTGGCGAACAAATGGCATCGAAGATGGTGGCTCAAGGCGGACCAAGTATTCTTGAAGCCACAAAGATGCAGGGTCAGCTTGATGTTGAGGCCAAAGCAAGGCAAGCAAGAGTTGATGCAGCAAAGAACTACCTTGCTGGCGAGAAGTCTTTGCTTCCTTCTGCCGACATAAACCTTGGCGGAGTAAAGCGCACTGTTCTTGCTTCAGAAGTTGGTACTGCTGGAGCAGATGTTTATAGTCAAATTTATCGTACCCAAGTTCCGCAAGTTGCGGCAACCTATGAGGCAGAGGGTCAATCAAGAGATACAGCAATTAAAATGGCAAGTGCTGATGTAAGAAGTAAACTTACTGGGGCAGCGGCAAGCGGAAAAATTCCTCTAATAGCTGCAAATGGAAATCCAATTTTTGTTACTGTACCTCAAGCTATACAACTGCTAGATTCTGATATAACTCCTCAATTTATGAAGAATCAATTAAAAGATGCTCTTGAGGGTAAAGTTGAACCACAAGCTGCAAGCTGGATCAAAACAAGACTAGGCAGATAACATGGCTGAAGCCCTAGAGCTATCTTCAGCCAATCGTATTAGGCAACTGGCAGGTATGCCAGTAGAGCCAGAGCCAGCACCCAAGCCAGAAGAACCACCAGCGTGGAGTGAGATCAAGGCTTCCGAAGACTACAAGACTCTTACCTATCCAGAGCAGGTTGACCTAGCTCGCCAATGGGGTGCGGAAACTAAGCAGTACGCATCTACGCTTAAAGATTACACGCCAGAGCAGGACGCTGAAATTGATGATTTTGTAAACAAGGAGGCGGTTGATGTGCCTCCTCAAGTCGGCGCAAAAGCAATAGCTGGTTTGGCTGGTTTTGGAAAAGGCGTGGGGGCGGTTGGTGGCGGATTGCTTGGTGGAATTGGTGGCGCGGCTGTAGGCGGACCAGTAGGGGCTGTCGCTGGAGGTGTTGCTGGATCAATTGCTGGCGCAGAATTGGCTGATGTTGCGTTAAGAAACTTTCCCTTGGGAAATGTTCCAAGAAAAATAGAGGTATCTAAACAAATTGCGCCAGGTTATGCCACCGCTGGTCAGTACGCGCCAGAGGTTGTTATGGGTACGGTTGGTGCGAGACAGTTAGTACAAGCTGGCAAAACATTGTTTCAAGAATTAGGCGCAAAACGAGCAGCGCAGGAGTTGGGCAAGACAGTAGTCACGGGTGCTGGAATAGGTGCTGGGGTTGGAACGGGCGTGAGGGCAATTACTGGCGGAGAGGTTACGCCTAGCACAATTGCCACGGATGCCTTATTCGGTGCGGCCTTTGCTGGGCTGGGGAGTGGGTCAAGGATTAAGGGGTATAACCGAGAGCAGGCGTTATCGTTGAATGAAAGGGTTAAGGCTGGTACTGCCACAGAAGCGGAGTTTAGGGATTGGAATGGCATACTGGCCGAAGCACAAAGAACACAGGCAAGGGACGTAGCTGGGGCAAGGCGCACTGAAGTAGAACTAGGTGGACGCAGGGTATTAGATAAGACTGAACTTACCCCAGGCGAACAGCCGCAAGTAACGCCACAACCTACCGCCGAGCTACCCGCGCCTAGGCCTGTTGTGCCGGAACTACCCGAAGCTGGTGTGCGCGGAATTGTCCGTGGCACACAAGCCGACACGGCAGCCATGCAACGGCGTGGAATCATTACGCCAATGCAGGAAAGCCTAGTCGACCTAAACGATCCAGTACCGAGAACGAATGTATTTACAACCGAGTCTCAAGGCATAAATCGTGAAGCTATTATTCCAGACACTCGCGGGCTGCAAGGCGAGATTGTACGCGAAGGTCCGATTGTTACGCCCAGGACGCAGTTGCCAACAACTGAGAGGTTGGCGTTGCCAGTGGAGAGTGAGTTTAGGCCGACAAGGAAAGCAGAAGAAGCAGCCGCAGTAATTGAATTAGAGAAGGGTATGGAGGAGAGGATTAGGCAATCTCCGCAGGGGCAGAGAGCATTGAGAAAAGATTTGGAGGCTGCTGCTGTTCCAGGGCAAGTTCAAGAACAAATAGAATTACCAAATAAAACAAAGGTAAGTATCATTGCTCCGAACCAAAAGATTGCGAACCTAGTAAGACAGAAAATAGAAAAAGGTCCTTCTGGAAAACAAGTCATACAACGCCCTGCGCGCGAGGCGGTGGACTTGCAAAATGACCCTATAGTCGGAACGGACATAAACGGAACTCCAATTCAAGAGTCAGAAAAAGGAACATTTTATACGGTAGAAAATGGGAAAGTAAGAACTGGTCCAGCTTTTTCCGAGTCTACCCCAGCACCAACCATCCCTCGCCCAATGCGTGGCAAGGCTGGTGAGGCTGGGTTCATTGTATCCGATGTGCAGGAAGGTGCGGCCAAGGTAGCGCAGAAGTGGCTTACCACTGAAGGCAATCTTCCCAAAGAGATGTTTGACATTATGGAAGCAAAGGGATCGCGCACGCAGGCGATGCTGAAGCAGATTGATTTTACGCTGAAGGATCTAGCCAAAGCTGTAAGGGAACTTAATGGCAAGCCTAAATTAACGCCACAGCAGTCGCTCCAAGTTGACCAGTTCCTTCGCGGTTATCTGCCAGCAGAGAATCTTCCAGAGCCAATCAGACCCGTAGCACAGCAGATGCGCCGTCAGCTTGACAACCTATCAGAAGGCTTAATCCAATCTGGCGTGTTCTCGCAGGAGGTTGGACCTTCTGGAATGAGCAAGGCTGATATGATTAGGATGAATAAGGGCGAGTATCTAACTCGTTCTTATGAGAAGTTTGATAATCCTAGGTTTAATGTAGAACTGTTAAAGAAAAGGGATCTAGTTAAGTATACACAAGCTGAGACATTTGTTCGCAATGAGCTAAAGGCTCAGAATCCAAGCATTACCGAAGAAGAAGTGCAGGGCAGGATTAGAGAGATAGTTGAGCAAGGCCGAGATAAGCCAATGGAATCAATGATACAGGCTTCTGGAATTGGAAAGAAGCTTGGAATTACCAAGGCGAGACAAGACATTCCAGAGCAGATCAGATATTTGATGGGGGAATACAACGATCCAGTAATCAATTACGCAAGGTCGGCAAGTAAAATGATTAACTTGCTACAGTCCCAAGAGCAATTGAACAAGTTGAAAGAGTTTGGCGTTGCAAACAAGTTGTTCTTTGAAAAACCAACTGGAAATGCTGTTAAACAGATTGCTGCTGATGGTTCTGATACTCGCTCTCCACTAAATGGACTTTACGCAGAGCCAGAACTTGTGGATGCGATTGAAAACTTTGAGATGATGCATAAAGGCGGAACATTGTTTCAGCTTTACTCAATGGCGAATGCCTGGGTCAAGTGGGGCAAGACAGTTGGAAGCATCCAAGCTCAGTTTAGGAATCCAATTTCAAATGTATTGATTGAAGTTGCCAATGGTAACATCTTTTTTGGTGGAAGTATGAAGCCACTAAGAACTGTGTTGAATGAGTTTGGCATCCCAGGAATGGATACAAAAGAAGGGCGAGCCTACTTAACTAGGGCAACTCAACTCGGAATTTACGACAACACTGTTCTTAATGAATTTACGCAAATGCTCAAGGATGCGCAGCAGTACAAGGGGTCAACCATTGATTTTGCAGAAGAACTGGCTGGAAGGGGTAGCAATTTCCTAAAGAAAGGAGTCGATTTCCTTAATAGGTTATACCGCGCTGGAGATAATCTATTCAAACTTATAGCTTGGGAATATGAAACTAGAAGATTGATGAATGGAAGAGGATTGGCACGCCAAGAAGCAGAGGTTATAGGAGCAGAGCGCGTAAAGAACACTAGGGCAACCTATTCTAGAGTTCCAAGAGTTGTTAAGGCTTTGAGACTTCAGCCAATATTTGGAAACTTTATGTCTTGGCCTTCGGAAATGTTGAGGATTATTCCAAATACACTCAGATATGCTGGCGAGGATTTGAAAACACCAGGAATGCGTAGGTATGGATTTGAAAGATTGATTGGAGTTCTTGCGGCTACCACTGCAACCGTTGCAATAACAAGGCTCGGTATGTGGGCAACTGGATTTAACGACAGGAAGATGCAGGCTTTAAGACGTTTTGTTGCACCATATCAAAAGAACGCAACGCTTATGCCAACTGGATCAGATGGTAAAGATGTTGGTTATGTTGACATTTCATACACAGATCCATACGAAGTATTCAAAGGACCAGCTTTTGCAGTTGCAACTGGCAGAGATCCAGAAGAGTCAATACTTAATGCAACAAAAGATTTTCTTGAGTCTTATATTGGTCCAAGCATTTTAGCAAATTCAATTGCTTCTGCGATTTATGGGAAAACACCTCAAGGAAGATCAATTCGCAATCCACAAGATACAACTCTTGATCAAACCTTAAGTACAATCAATTATTTGTTGAGGCAAAACGAGCCTGCAACTGTATCACAATTCAGAAGAATTGGATACGCCTTAACTGGTCAACCCGATACAACCGTTTCCAAATATGGTCGTATCTACAAGCCATCCGAGGAGTTGTCCGCGCTATTCGGTATTCGCCCTCAATCCATCAACGTATCCAAAGCACTGGAATCGAAGGCATCTAGGTTTAATACGGATATGGCTGATGTTGGTAGGATCTTCACAGAAACCTATGGTGCGGTTGGAAATGTTCCAGAAGCAAAAGTACGGGAGCAGTTCGACAAGATGCAGAACAGGCGCAGGGTTATGTTCGATGAAGCAAATAAAGATTTCCACGCTGCAATGATGCTGGGGTTGTCTAGGTCAGAAGCTATCTCTGCAATGCGCGCTGGTGGGATGGGCGTAGATAATGCTTCAGCCATAGCCAACAACAAGTACAGAGACTACAGGATCAGCAAGTCACTCACAAAGAGCATGAGGCGCGAGCTATCTCCAGAAGAAATGCAGAAGCGTCAAGAGATAGGGCGAGAGCTTATGATGCAACAAGGAGAGTAAATGGCTAAATTTGACATCTCTGGATCAGCGTCACGCCAAACTGGTTTAAGCCAGCAGGATCGCAATAACGCAATCCGTATGGAGTTTGAGCCTTATTCAAAACCACCACAGCAACCACCAGAACAAGCCGCAAGGATAGAACCCATGAACGAATACGTTAAGCCACCTGCATCACCAGAACAACAACTTTCTGGCGAGCTTCCTCTGCCATTGCAAACCGTGGAGTGGGAGGGTCGCAAAGATAAGCAGGGTAATCTTGCTGTATACAAGTTGCCAACTGGCGATATGGGTGGAAACTTTGAAGTAGCTGGAATCAATGACCGATACCATCCAGAAGCATTCAAAGCCATCTCATCGCTCCCAGCGCAAGAAAGAGCAAAAGCTGCGGCAGAGTACATCCAAGGATACACCGCGCCGCTCGTTGAAAAACTCCCTCAAGCACTCCAGCCATTCACGCAGGATCTCGCGTTTAATCGCGGTCTGGGCGGTGCAACGAAGTACATCCAGCAGGGACTAAACGCGCTAGGACAGAAGGTGGCAGTGGATGGTGGGTTTGGTCCGAAGACATTAGCCGCGATCAACCAGGTTGAGCCAAGAGCGTTGATGCGTGCGGCCAGCGATGCTCAATTGCAGGATGAGTATAAGCGGGCAGAGCTTGATCCAAACCGAAAGAAATTCATTCCTGGCCTAGAAGCTAGGATTAGAAATAGATTGTCAACCTTTGGGCAGGGTTAGGGCTTCCTCATACTGGAACTTGCGCCTCCAGATACAATGGTTGCCCCGCCAGATCCAAAGAAAACATCTCCAGAGCCATATCTGATTCCAGTTCTTCCAGCAAAGATGTCCCCATTTCTTGAGACAATTCCTTTTGGACAAGAATATACGCCATTATTATCCGTGTATACTCCTTTTGGAGTTATGTAAACATCTCCATTCCGCAATATCAATTTACCATTAACCAATGCTTGGTCTTTACTTAAAATAACAGCAAATCCTTTCTCCCCATAAACTCCTCCAACAAATGCTTCCATTTTGCCGTCATCATCTTCCTCCGCCATTCCCGATGCCACAAGCATCGCCATCAGTGTTATAGTTGTTATTGCTTTCATAGGAAAAAGTCTCTAGGTCAAACCCAGATCCGTCAAGCATGAAATTATCATCA